CATCTAGTCCTGTTATATCTAGTCCACAACAAGGTTTTCCTAATTATAAGCCACAACAATCATCTAGTCCTGTTATATCTAGTCCACAACAAGGTTTTCCTAATTATAAGCCACAACAATCATATAGTGTTCAACAAGCTTTTGGTATATCTAGTCCACAAGCTTCATCTAGTCCTGTTATATCTAGTCCACAAGCTTCATCTAGTCCTGTTATATATAAAAATATTGAACCTGTTATGAGTCATTACCCCAATAATGATTTTTTACCAACAAATGTAAATAAAGTTGTTGATGAAGATGAAGAAGAAGAAGATGAAGAAGAAGATGAAGAAGAAGAAGAAGAAGAAGATGAAGAAGAAGAAGAAGAAGAAGATGAAGAAGAAGAAGAAAAATTATTACCATTTAACGAAAGAAATGTAAAAAATAAACATAAAATAGATGAGCAAATATTAATACATGAAACGAAACTATTAAACGACATAAAAAATGATGATTTCAAAGGTTATAAAAATGTTACACAATTTATGAAAGTATGTAAACATGGTAATGTAGGTGATCTTTTTAAATTATCATTTGATAATATTAATGTTACAGATGATCATGGTAATACTGCGATTTTTTATGCTATTGAAAATTCAGATCCTAACGTACTTAAAATGTTACTTGAATATAATACTAGTATAGGAAAAAATTATATTGATTTATGTTTAACAAATGATGACCATAAATCAATTTCCACTTTAATAATCAGGAGTAATTTTAAAAATAGAAGAGAATTGTATATTTTATATCTTAGTAAAACTATACATTTCCAAGAAATAAAAAGTTCAGATGATTTTGTTAATAATGTTTTAAAACTTGATAGAATTGATGATTTTATCAAATTCAATTATCAATTCAAATTTGATTCACTGATAATGGCATCTAAATTAAATGCAGTTAAAATAATTGAATATTGTATCAATGATAATTTTGGTTTAAATTTTATTACTGATGAAAGATTAACACCATTTTTTTATTTGTGTAAATATAATTCTATTGAACTTATCAATATGTATATTGATAAAATTAATAACAAGTCATTCTTAATAAAGAAAAATAAAAATAACAAAACTGCATTAGAATATTTAATAGATGATAAATCAAGTGTAAAGGTTAAAGTTATGAATATGAAAAATGATACATCACATAATAAAAATAATTTTAAGATATATACAGACGATGATTTTGATTTTGTCAAATATAACACTGAAAATAAAAGTGGTGGATATGGACAAGCTGTACATGTTATAGAGAAGAGTACTGGTAAAGATATGATAATAAAAAGGTTTAATAAAACTAAATATATGATTACAGATTCAACGACTATTGAAATTATGTTATTAAAATTTATAAATGAAAATAATACACATGTTGCACCAATTATTTATGGTGTTCATTTTAATGATGACAAAGATGAAATAAGTATAGTTCAAGAATATTTAACTTATACATTAGACGATGTCATCAATCTTTATAATAATGTAGATAAAAAAACTAAATATGAAGAGTTTAAGAACATATTTAGAAATATTCTCGAAAATATTACACTTATTAATAGTTATGGTATTGTACATAATGATATGAAGCAAGACAATATAATGATTGATAATAATGGCCGTATGAAAATAATAGATTTTGGAATATCTGAATATTATGGTATATCACCACCAAATCAACATATTGAACATTCTGTAATGTCTACCCATATAAGGGGACCTGAATTGGATGACAAAACATTAAATGCTGATATTTTTTCTTTAGGTAATATATTTATGAATATTTTCTTAGAAACACATGGTATAAAATATGAATATAATTCTTCAACTGATAAAATAAGATCATATGATGTTTATAATACTGATAAGGATATTATAAATGATCAAATTGTACCAATGTTAAATGAGATTAACCCACATTTATTGGATCTTTTCAAAAAGATGATTAATGATAACCCCGAAGAAAGATTATTTGGTAAAGAATTAATAAATCATGTTTATTTTACAGATATTGAATACAATGAAGATTTTACGATTAAAAAACTTTCAAATAATAAAATTACATTATATAACAGACGAAGTTATAATTATATGGATAAGGAATTAAAATATTTTGAAGAAATTACAAATTCTGTAAAAGAATTAAAATTTGATAATATAACAGAAATTACAAACACACTTGAAAAAAAATTAATTGCATGGATTGTAAATATTAACAATGTAAAGCAAACTGATTTATATAGTACTTATTATAAAAATATTAAAAATATTGACATTATATGTAATACAATAAATAAATTAAGATATTTTATAAACACAAATAAAATTACAAACTATAATTTACAGGGTTCTTTAATAATGATATATTTATTTTATTCATATGTTTTCAATAGTTATTTACTTAGTTATGATACATTTACAAAATCTGAAAATACTGTTCCATTTAATGTAGATGAATTAAATTTGAGTATAAGTGATTTATTACAAGATGTCAATTTGTATAATTTTATACCAATACAAGTAAATATTTCATATGTTACAACTACATTACAATTGAATAATGTTAATGATAATTATGTGTCTAAAGTTGACACATTTTTAAATGAAAATATAATTAAATGGGTGTCAAATTGTATAGGGGAACAGATTGAAATTCAAAGATTAATGGTAATATTATATACAATTTTTGATGAAGATAAAATATATGAATTTAAAGATTTTAATATAACAGAAGATGAAATTAATAGAGTTAAAAAATTTATTTAATTTTGTAATAAAATGTCTACACAAATATCAAATGATAATGATGAAGAAACAAAACCAGTGTCAACTGGTGTAAAAATTGCATGGGGGCTTGGATTTTTATTTTTTTTATTGATTGTATTTTTTTTATTTTATGCAATGTTAAGTATGGAAGAGGGTGCACTATCTTCATCAAGTGAAGAGGATGAAGAATTTGATGAAGATTTTGATTAAAAAATATTATTTAATGTATTAAAATATGCCAACCGCAGATGATTATAGAAGAGAATATCAACAAAATATGCAACAGTATTATAGGCCACAAAATCAACAAGGTGGTCAGTATCAACAAGTAAGTAAAACCGAAGATGAAGATGATAATGATAAGAAGAAGGGTTGGTCGGGATTAAAAATATTTGGTGTTATATGTTTTATATTATTTATTATATTGATAGGACTTATACTTGTTTATGCATTATCAAGTAATGATAGTGGTGATGATGAAGACGATGATGAATTTGTCTAGTTCTAATTAAATCGATTTATTTTTTAGTATCAAAAAATGGTCTCCAATAGTTATTCAGAGACGTATTTTTAAGCACTTTTTTGACTTGACCCTCGAAGATACAGACATGATTTTTAATTGAAATTTGAGTTTTTCACTAAATTTCAATTGGATTTTTTATAATTTTTGATATATTCCTAATTTTAAAACATGTCAAGAGAATTGATTCAAAAGAAATTCTATTGTACATTCATACTTTTTATTAGTAAAATAATTTGTATGGTATAATAAAAAATTTTTATGCTGAAAAAGACATTGGATAGAATTCAAAAAATCACTCTGTATAATTATAGAGAGAGTGATTTTTAAGCACTTTTTTGACTTGACCCTCGAAGATACAGACATGATTTTTAATTGAAATTTGAGTTTTTCACCATTTTTGCACTGAATTTTTTGTAATTTTAAGAATTTCTTTAAAATTATGTAATGTTCTCTTAACAGTTACAAAAGAAATTCTATTGTATTTTTATACTTTTTACATATAAAATAATTTGCATGGTATAATAAAAAATTTTTATGTCGAAATAGACACAAAATAGAATTCAAAAAATCACTCTGTATAATTATAGAGAGACGTATTTTTAAGCACTTTTTTGACTTGACCCTCGAAGATACAGACATGATTTTTAATTGAAATTTGAGTTTTTCACTAAATTTCAATTGAATTTTTTGTAATTTTAAGAATTTCTCTAATTTTAAAACATGTCAAGAGAATTGTTACAATAAATTTATTACATTTAATTAATATTTAAACTTAAATATTATATTTCAAGGTATATTAAAAAATTTTTATGCTGAAAAAGACATAAAATAGAATTCAAAAAATCACTCTGTATAATAATAGAGAGACGTATTTTTACGTCCTTTTTTGATGTGAGTATCCGACTAGCGGACGTCTCTGACTTTTTAAAAAGTGCTATTTTCACTAAAAATTAATGTAAAAAATTATAAAATCGATAAACTAAAAAATAGCATTTTCTCGTATTGTACCTTAATTAACATATTAAAAGTATATTTTTTATATTAACAATTGTTAATATAAGTTTTTTATATTTGATTTAGTTTATTCATAAAATAAATTTGAATGTATAGGTGTAGGTGAATTTGAATGTATATGTGTAGGTGAATTTGAATGTATATGTGGTATAATAGTTTTTGCAAAATAATTGACCATATCCTTTCTAAAATAATCACATGTTAATTCTTTATTCTCTAAAAATAAAGAAATTAGTTTAACATTATGTTCATTATTTAATTCATTTAACTCTGAAATTTTATCATCATTAGTTTTAATTATATCTAGAATTTTATTTATTTGATCATTATTAGTTTTTGAGAATGGTAATGTTGAAAATATTACCATTTGTTTTTGTATTTCATTAAATAGCGGTATAAGTTTATTGTTATTTATAATTTTCTTTTTATTTATGAAATTAATTTCATCAAGATTATTTTGTATAAGTTTATCTTTTTCACTTGTCATTTGTTCTATATTATTAAAACCAAATAAAGTTGGATCATTACTTAGAGTACCGTATGAAATTTGTTTATATGACATTTTTATGAATACAAATAAAAACTTTTTCAATTTGAAATTTTTTTGTTCAAAATTCTGTTTAAAAATGTCTCATATAAATATTAAAACACCAAATTATTCAAATGCTGATTTACACAAATCAAGAACCTTAATTGATTTAAAAAACATTGTCATTGAATATGAGAAATATCATTCTAAAAATTCATATGTTGAAGAGCTAGATTTCAATAAATCATTAATTAGAAATGATTTATTTTTCAAATACAAATATGTACAGTGTGTTTATTATTTTAATATTTCTAAAATAATAAAAGATGATAAAATAATACCATCGATAACTAAATATATGAAAACTTTAACAAATATAATATGTTTAGGTGAACAATTATTAAAATACTTAACTAATATGTCTATAACAGATATAGAAATTATATATCACAATAAAATTGATGGATATATAATCTTACAACGAGAAGTATTCGTTGATCATGATAAATTTTTAGATTATTTTGAAGAAAATGTTCATTTATATAAATAATATGTTAT